ACCAACAGCTCCCGGCCTGCCAACGTGACCGAAGTTTCCGGAGCCAGGGCCGCCTTTAAAAAACCGAGATAAACCTTTAACAGAATATTCTTTTATCCCATCAAACGTTGTTAAAGGACAAGCAAATGTTTGTTTAACAAAATCATCTTCTCTATTGTCAAAGAAAGATTTATTTTTTGGTTTATAATCTGTAGAAATCTGTTCAAGTCCAATTGTTGTAATATATCTTGGGTCTCCCCACATAGGATCGTCAGGATTTGGTATTTCTTTTTGATCAACATGAGTTACTTTAAAAGTTCCAAATGTAAGCATTTCTGATTGCTTCCAGTCCGAAATGTCTTTAACATCTAAAGCTTTACATCCTTTTTTTACTTCAAATAGAATACCACCATTTACAAAATACTTTGCCATTTCTGATTGTCCATCTGCAAGCCCAAGAGAAAAAGCTTGCGCTATTTCTTTATCTTTAGTAAAAGATGTAACACCAGCTGCATGTAAAGTATCCCCAATTTTTGGAAGAGTTTTACCATCCCATCCAAATGCTATATCACCTGCCTTTTTAGCAAAATAGCTTTCTGGCACTCCTCTATATAGATATTGCCCTATTGGTTCAGCATTCTCAATTGCTTCGTTTAATTTTGCTACAATTTCTCCCATCTTATCATCATTTACTAAAACATCAGAATCTTTTACTAATGAATTTGTTATTGATGATTTTGATTGCATTATCAACTTCATAGGCAATGATTTAGAAATAGCTTCTGCTTCTGGATCATTTTCCCCTCTTAATAAAGCACTAACTTTACGTACTGGTATAAAATATCCAGCAGTATACATAGCAATAGCATTAGCCGCCTTTCTAAAATTAGAATCGTTTTTATATTTTTCTCTAAGTTGTTTCATATTTTTTTTATCATGAACAACTTTGTTATTTTTGCGTATTCCATTTGAAGGTCTTGCTGCTGCACTTCCTCCACCTTCCCCACTGCCACCTACCATTCCCGGCCTGCCTACGTGACCGAAGTTTCCGGAGCCAGGACCGCCTTTGGTTTCAATTTTCTTAATATCATCTATAAATCCAAAAGATTGATAATCATCATCAAATGAAGAAATAAAAGTAGCATCATTAATAGAATCAGTTTCTTTAAAATCAATATCATATAATTTTTGTTTCATAGAATTTACCCTTCTAATATCCCAGGCTTAAATCCATAACGTCTGCCATATCGTCTGCCCCAATCATTAGCAACTGCTTCATCAAAAGGAGTTTGTTTAGTATCATGTCGTGTAGCAACATGTCCAAGTTCATGCAATAAAACTGTTGCAATACCACCTTTTGCATTACCTTTAAACATACCTGATTCTTTAATGCTATCAGGATAAATGACAACAGAATTATTTTTAAATGAATGCATGCCAAATGTAAGTGCATTAAAAGAATATTTACCAAAATAACCATTTATTACAGTGCGTGTTCTTTTTATTCCATGTTTCGCATGAATAATAATTGGTTTATTACGATGAACTAATTGTGTAATAGCTTCTTTACTTAAATTAGATAAAATATGTTGTACTGTTTTGTCCACAAATGTGGATCCAGAATTTTTATATACAATCTTGCCATTAGCATATATATCACGTTTTCTAGGAGCTGCTGCACTACCTCCTCCTTCTCCAGATCCCCCAATCATTCCGGGCCTGCCAACGTGACCGAAGTTGCCGGATCCAGGACCGCCTTTATAATATATTTGAAGACCAATCATTTTATTCCTCGTCAAATTCTTTAGGATCAAAACCAAGAATATCAATAACATCCCATGGAGTTTCATCTAATAACTCATCATCAGGATCCATATCTTCAGTTTCCCCAAGCCCTTCATTTTCATCTTCGATTATTTCATTGTAATATACTTTTGGTGACAACATTAATTTACCCTCCATTCAAGAAAAATTGATGGATTTATATATGATTGTAAAGCCATTCCAGGGGTATTGCCAAGTTTTGATGCAACTGCAGTTGCTACAGCTTTAACTGTTTTTTTATATTCTTTCATTGTTGTTGGTTTTGGATATTTTTTCATTTCTTTAACTGCTTCATCTGTTCCAACATAAGTTCTAAAGTTTTTTGCAGTAAATTGTTTACCACCAAGTTGTTTTACATAACTATACAGTTGGCCATAACTTATAGAAAATAATTTTCCATTTTTGCCAGCTCTATTAGCCCTACTCAATAACATACTCTGTAATCTTTTGTCTGTAACTGGATGATTTTGCTCAACACCTTTTTTACCAACAAAAACTAAAGATACACCATCTTTAGTTTTTATAACATGTCTGCCCTCAAGTGTAGTAGCTCCATAAGCTTTTTTTTCTGCTTTGGTATCTGCATTACTTCCAGGCCTTAATCCCATTTCAACTATTACCTTTTGACAATCAGCACAATCTCTTGTTTTAAGATCTTTTGATCTTCTATTTGCCTCATTTGCTTTGTAAACTATATCAAAGTTGTCTTCAAGCCTGTCAAGGCCTTTCCATTTTTTTAACTCCCCCTTACCAACTGCTTCTTTTGTTCTTAAATATACTCCACGACCTTTTTCATCTCTGCCTCTAACAAGCAAATCACTTTTAGGATCTTCAGTATATTCTAACTCAGACCAAGAAGGTGGAATTCTATATTTATCAGTAATCCATTTTGGAATATCATTTACACTTTTTGCTTCTGTTAAAGCATATTTCAAAGGTCTTGCTGCTGCACTTCCCCCACCTTCTCCACTACCTCCAATCATTCCCGGCCTGCCAACGTGACCGAAGTTGCCGGATCCAGGACCGCCTTTGATTTCAATTTTATCTTCAATTTCTATATAGCATTCATTATCAAACATTGCACATCCTCCATTAATATACAGCATCAGGATCGAATTCTGGTTCTTCATCCATTTCAATTATATTAGCATATGGAAAATTCTTTTTAACAATATTGATAGCATCTTTTGCTGGAAATGGATTTGATGGGCCAGATATTACTGGATCCATAAAATAGTTAAGTTCTTTTTCAAAATACTTATCTTTTGAAATCCACTTATTATTATTCCAAATAGCTATTGACCCACCTTCTTCTATTCTTGTAGTCATAAAGCCTCATTTCTTAGTATTATATTTGCCTTTAATTATGTCAACTATTAAATCAAAATGTTCTGGATCTCTATTAAGAAAATCAACTGGGCTTCTCATTAACTTTTCTAATCCCATAGATAAAATTTCATTTGAATTGTCTTTATAAATTTTACCAACATACGAACTAAAAAATTTATCTTTTTTAGTTATTTCATCGTCATCATAAGAAGAATTAAAAGCAAGATCTTTTAATTTTACTGTTTGTTCACCTTCAGTTCTTCTATTTCTAAAATCGATACATGCGTTTTGTACATTTAAATTATTCTCATCAATATGATGGCCAAACTCATGAATCAATGTATCTCTATCTTTTGGTGTATGTATTATTTTAAAATCCTCATCATAATTTCCTCTATAGTTTGGTTTTTCTAAATTGATAGTAACAAGGCCATCACTAACAACACTTTTATTGATTATGCTATTTGCATTTGCTAAAACCTTTTCACACCATTGTTTTTGACTTGGTGACACTTTATAAAACATATTGACATATAAATCTGCTTGATCTTCACTTGGTTGTGCTAAAAGATCAGATATAATTACATGTCTTTCATCTAATAATTTACTTCTTTCGCTTTCAATATCGTCAAATTTATTAATAAGTTTTTGATATTCAGGATTGCTAGTAAGCTTTTCTCTCCAATATGGATCATTTCTATATTTACCTAACTTTCTTTCTTCTTCTTTTTTTCTAGCTACTTCGCCAAAAACTAATAATTCTCGATTGACAAGATCTTCAAATTTTTTATCAATTGTTTTGTTCATTTCTAATATTTTTGCTCTTACTTCTGATGCTGGAATATCTAATGAAATCATTGAGCCAATTTTTTCAGATTGCAAAGTAGGATCTGGTTTAAGATCTTGTAGTCTAACTGGTCTAATTCGTCTACGACCTAAAGGTCTTGCTGCTGCACTCCCTCCACCTTCTCCACTACCGCCTACAACTCCCAGCCTGCCAACGTGACCGAAGTTTCCGGAACCAGGACCGCCTTTGGCAAAGGATTTCATTTTATTTGAAAGAGTTTTTAATACTGCATCTTTTTGATCTTGGAAATAACTATAAATAAATTTTGCAAAGTCTTTTTCTTTTTTACTTGTTAAAGTTTTAAAATATACTTCCCATTCTGCTTTATTTAATATTGATTTAATAACAACTGATTCAACATTATAAAGACTTTTGATGCGTTTTAAATCCTCAAATTTCTTAGCTTTTTCATACCAATAATCATATTTAGGATCAGTTTTAGTAATAGGAACCATACCATCACCAATAATATTTTTACCATTTGCTATCATTGGTATATATAAAACATCATTATAAATAACTGATCTCATCTTTTCAATCCCCATTTTTTTATAAGTTTATTTGCTTCTTTTGCAAATTTTTTATCACTAAATGAATCGCCATCAGCTAAAACTTCTCCATATTCTGCTATATGTGCCATCATCTCAGCAAACATCTCTTGGGTCCCTACTGAATTTCCAGGTTTGCCTTGTTGAAAATAGTAGTCAAATGTATTTGAATATCTTTTGTGAAGATCTACTAATTGTTTTCTTCTTTCCGGAGTTTTATTTATTATTTCATCTTGAATAGCATGTCCAAGTTCATGGCCAGCTACAGAAGCACTTCCCCCTAACATATTACCAATAGACAATACATTTTTTAAATCATTATAACAACCACCACAATCATCCCATGTCATATTTGGCGGCCAACCCCTTGGATTTTTGCCTTTAAGATAGCCATTGTCATCAAGTTCTACTATAGAATTGTCACCCATATAAATATTAACATTTCTATCTTTAAGCTTTTGAAGTATTTCATCTGAAAATTTATCTAAATAAGAAAGATTTTTTTCTATTGTTTTTTTATTTTTACCTTGAATGTGTAATTGATTGCCAAAGATTTTATATGCATCATGTGTTGATTTTAATTTATCGGTATATTCATCAATAAATACATCTTCGGCTGTAAACTCAATTGGTTTTTTAGGTTTTGCCCCAGCACTGCCTCCACCTTCTCCACTGCCTCCAACAACTCCCGGCCTGCCAACGTGACCGAAGTTTCCGGAGCCAGGGCCGCCTTTGATAAAGATTTTTGAAAGAGATTTAAAATGAAGATTTTTTTTATAAAATACAACTACCTCCATCCCTGCGGGAGGAGCTGGATTAGTATATATAATTCCATCATAACCTCTTTTGACTGCTTCTTTCATAACTTTTTTATCAAATGCTCGTCCTCCTAAAACTGACGATCTTAACCTCTGCCCCAGTGAGTCAATCATATCACCATAAGATTTATTCCAAAATAATTTTGAAACAGAGTTTTGATGTCCAGCAATAAGAGCTTTATTTAAATTGATTTCATATTTTTGAACTGCATGTCCAGGATGTATAGAAGCATAAGCCAATGCACCTTTATAATCTGCAGAAAAAAAGATTCCTCTATTTGATTCTTCTTTACCTATCCTATAAGCTTCTAATTTAAGATTTGTTTTATCAAATGGAGTATTATCTCCTCTATCATCGAATTCTTTTTTAAGTGATTTAAAAGAAGTTGTTATTTTTTCAGGAGCAGCTGCACTTCCCCCACCTTCTCCACTACCTCCAATCATTCCGGGTCTGCCAACGTGACCGAAGTTTCCGGAACCAGGACCGCCTTTGATATATGTTTGAAGACCAATCATTTAGATGTCTCCTGTTCAAACACAAAATTTCCAATTTGACCATCTATAACTTTATTATGAAGATCTTTTCCATAAGCTATAATTTCTGGAATACCTTCTGGAAAAGCTTTGCATACAACTTTACCTGATCTGCCATTCTTTGTAAGAATGAATCCATTAAAATATTTGCATTTCCTATCATTCAAATAGCAACGTGGTGGCATTATTTGCATATCTATTTCCCTTTCTGTTTTTCACCAATCATAAAACCAATAGAAGTTTGTTTTATGATCAAATGGTCGTAGCCTCTTTTTTTATTAGCTTGTATAGCACGTTCTTGTGCTAAAGCTTCTCCTCTTGTATTGTGTGTACCTAAAAGTTTTTTACCATCAGCACTCCACAATTCCCATTTATTACCATTTCTCTTAATCATAATTTTCACCTTATTTGTATTGTCTTTCTAATTTTTTAGATATATCTTTAAAAACTTGTATACCTTTGTTGATCTTAAATTTAATATCGTTTTTTACTTCTTTCAAATCATTTTTCGAAAAATCTTTTGGAAGCATGCATCGATAACGATAATAACTTTTATAATTTTCAATAGGTCCTTCTTGAGTATAATGATATGTTTCACCAAAAGAGCCTACTGATATATCTATTTCCCAATGTTCAGAATCTGGTATGATGTTTGATGAAATATCTGTATCATATCTTTTTCCCCTATATGCATTCAAAGAAATCCATATAGGCAATCTACCACTTGTGATTGCTTTTTGCATAATATTCTGTTCACAACAATTATATTTTATTTTAAGCTCTTTGCTTATAGAAGAAAGCATATTATCTACTGCGGAATTCTTTAAATCAACATCAGTCAAAATTGTGCTATTCAACAATTTAACAACATTATTTTCTGTTTTGTTACTACTACTTCCACCAACAAATCCAGGTCTTCCAAAATGGCCAAAATTCCCAGAGCCGCTTTTTTGAATACCACCAACTAAATAACCAGTAGATTCTTTCAATTTAAATTTCATATAATCTAACCGCCTCTACTTTGTTTATATTGCCATTTGTGATCAATTCCAAATTTTTTAAAAAGAAAGTTTCTTTCTTTTTCTCTTCTTTCCATTCCTTGAAACAATTTGCTATTTTCATCAGAAGCAAACCTATCATCTTTATTGTAAAAATCTATGCGAACACTTCCATTTACTCCACTTCCACGACGCATTCCTGGATTATATGCGGAATCTACAACATAAATTTTACTTTTTTTAGGTGAAACATATTCTGTTATATCAGATCCATAACCATATTGACCTTTGCTATTGTCTATTTCTTTGCCTTTAAACTTACCAAATTCTTGATGTTTGCCTTTATTTTTGAGACTAAATATTAGTTCAGGTTCAGGTATCTTATTAGAAGGTTTAGTCCCAGCACTCCCCCCACCTTCTCCACTGCCTCCAACAACTCCCGGCCTGCCAACGTGACCGAAGTTTCCGGAACCAGGACCGCCTTTGATTATAGTTCCTATTAAATAGCCAGTTGAATCTGTCATGATTTATCTTTCCAATCCATCATGTCCCCTAGATTCTCGTTTACCCTATTAGTTATATCAGCTTTAAGGTTTCTCCAAACAGATGAAATAACTTTTGATAATTGTATTTCTGTATCTAATGAAAGTGAATCCCTATCTTTCAAATTAATACCAATTTTTCTTGTACAATAATCTGTAATTAAATCTTCCACACCTTCTGGATAATCTTCTAGTGAATCATTAACAAATGATTGTGTAACTTTTTTAAGTCCATCATCAACAGCAAATTCTTCGATTTTTTTAACACCATTTTTAAATGCTTCTTTCATATCTTTATCATCTTTATAATCTGAAAAGTCAATAGTTTGTTTCTTCCCATTAAGAGTAACATTGACAGTTGTTTTTGGTTTTGCTGCTGGTTTTGTAGCTGCACCTCCACTTCCTCCTCCTTCTCCACTGCCTCCAACAACTCCCGGCCTGCCAACGTGACCGAAGTTTCCGGAACCAGGACCGCCTTTAAAAATATTACTTGTTAAAAATCCTATAGAGCTTGCATCTTTCTTTTGCCCGCTTATAAAACCAGTTGCTTCTACAAATCTTAATTTTTCCATATTAAACCTCCACTTTTATAAACTTAATTTATAACTACAAAGATTATTTTTTAGATCTATCAATTTGAAACACGCCTTCAAAAAACTTGCACTTTTTGGTATAACATTTAGGTGTAGCTAACATATCAATTTTCTCCAAATGGCAACTGGTCACATACAAATCCAGCAGCCTGAAAGTGGCCACCACCACCATATTTTTTAGCGATAGCTCCTACATCTATAGATTTAGAATACATTGAAACAGACCATCTTTTTCCGTCAAATACAAACGGCATAAGTATTTCATAGTCTTCTCCAACTGAACTGAAAAAATCAGAGTTAGCAAGTCCTACATTAGCTGCTACGCATTTGTACCCTTCAAACTGAGTTTCAAATGACCAAGACTTTAAGAAATTTTCAGCAAACTTGTTTCTATACTGAACTACAGTTTCTCCTCTAGAAGCAACTTCATTTATAAATTCTGGATTTATAAGGCACTGAAACCAAAAGTCAGATTTGGGCAGGTGATCGTACAATTCACAGCCATTTTTAAATCGTTTAGTTTTTGGTTCAAATTCAAATTTCCATTCATCCCAATCTGATACTAACTGAACATATTCAGGAATATCGACTTCTTCTTTAGATATTATAATTCCACCTTCAGGCTTAAACTCTTTCCCCCTGTCAGTCCATAAGTGCAGATACTTATATGTAAGCATAGCACCTGAACCTTCTCCTGAAATTCTTACTCCTTTGATCTCAGCTGGAAAATCTGCATATTTTTCAATAGACGTTTTGTGATGATCTATCCAAACTACATTAGGCGTAATTTCCAGCAATGCTTTCATTTCCCCAACTGATATAGAATAGTCAACTATCCAGACTGATTCATCTTTCTGTACAACTTCAATCGGAAATCTTTTGTTGTAGTTCATTTCTATAAACTGGCTTCCAACTTCAAAATCTTTTTCAGAAAGAGTTGCCCATGTATATACACAATGTGCTGAACATCTTCCGTCTAAATCATTATGATAAAAGCACTTCATGATTTCTCCAATTCTAAGGTTTTAACGATCCATCTCTCAATAAACTTTCTGTCCACCTTTTTCTATAGTCATATCCATTTACAGCTAATTTAAAAGTGTCAATCCATGCTGAGAGCTCTTTCAACTCAAACTTATGATAGCCAATCCTTACTGGTTTTTTAGATTCAAGTGATCTTTTAGTAGCCTTATGCGCCTCTTTCAGTAGTTTTAAAGCTGTTCTTTCTTTTTCAATTCCTTGTTCGAATCCTTCTAGGCCACCCAATTCCCAGTTATGAGTTGAAGCTTTTCCCATTGCTTCACCTGCTAGGAATGTTGCTTCTTCAGCTTTCAAACTTAATTTTTTAGATTCTATTACTTCTGGAGTATCAGTTGGTTTTATGGTTAGTTTGGGTGCTAGCCCAACCAAACCATTTCCTGCAGTTTTACCTTCACTATTTTTAATGGCATCTTTAGGTTTAGCCCCAGCACTCCCACCACCTTCTCCACTACCTCCTACCATTCCGGGTCTGCCAACGTGACCGAAGTTGCCGGAGCCAGGACCGCCTTTCATAATTGTTCCTATTAAATAACCAGTTGAATCTGTCATAATAAACCCCTTTGTAGTTAAAAGTTAATATAAATAAGTCTTTTTTCTGTTATAGGGTTGAACTTCAACGATAGAATTTCATCCAAGAATGATGCGTTTCATTAAAGTCCATATAATCTTATTATTTGCCTCTATATGTAACTCTTTTTGTTAGCTTCTTCTTTATGCGCATTTGAACACAAATTATGAAATTCAACAGAATATTTAAGCAGTTCTGTTGTAATCTTATCCCCAGCTAATTTTGCTGATTGATAAGCTTCTGTATGAGCTTGTGCTGCTATATCATGAGCGGCTGCGGCAGCTGTATGAGCTTTAGAGCTGCCAGTCTTTTCAGCAATTTGTGAAAGTTTTGAAGCCTTTTTTGATTTGTCAAGTGCATTGTATGCTTCGTCTAAAGCAACATTAAGCTTTACCTCTCTTTTTGAACCTTCACCCGCTGATGCTCGAGAATATTTTTCTTGAAGTCTGATTACTGCTTGATTTGCATTTACTTCTCCAGTATATCTTAAATATGGCTTATCTGCTGGTTTAGTTGCAGAACCACCGCCACCTTCTCCAGACCCACCTACTATTCCTGGACGTCCGGTATGACCAAAATTCCCAGAGCCTGGCCCACCTTTCATTATAGTTCCTATTAAATAGCCAGTTGAAGATTTCATTTCTATACCCCTTTAAAATTTATTTAATTGTTCATTTGAACTTTGAATCATTAATTAAATAAGACTCTTAATTTAAACAAGTTTTGAATCATTAATTAAATATGATCCTTAATTAAATCATTTTGGGAATCCTAATCGTTCTGAAACGTTTAGGTAGCCCAGCCTGGAAAAATTCTAGGAAAAAGTTAGGTTTGGACGAGTGCAGAACCAAGCCGGGATGGTCCACCTATTCTTTTTGGTCAAATAAGATTTGGTTGACCCACCGATCTGCAAATAATAAATAATAAATCAAACCTAATGTTCCTGTCAATGATTGTATATTCCTCTTTTACTTTCATTCATTGCTGCTAATGCTGAATCCAATTCACCATCTGACATTCCTGATAAGTCTCCATCTGTAGCTGCTGCTGACAGTGCATTTGCACCAGGTTCTACATTCCCTCCACTAGGCGACGGGCCTGTGCCTGTAGGAGCGCCTTGAGGTTGTGATCCTAAAGGTGCTATACCAGGTCCAGTAAGCGGCTTATCTCCCCATTCTACTGAACTCATACCCAGTTTCTCTCTTTCTTCATTGATTGATGACATATATGAACCTAATCTCCTTTGTCTTTCTGCTGCTTCAAACTCTCTATCTTCAGGTACAGAGCTATCATAAGCTACAAACAGGCTTTCACCATCATCATACATTGGCATAATTCTTTCATTAATCTTTTCTTCTAATCTTCTTAATCTTGGCTCTATAGTATCTTGTGCATATTGCTTTTCACCTGCATAAGCATTAGCCAAATTGACTTGTTCAGTAGTAAGCTTACTTAATGGTACTCCAAATGCTGCTGCAATCTCTTCTCTATTAAGCTTTCGTCCTACTACATAGTTCATCTCTTTAGGCGTAAAGGTAATTGGCTGATACTTCAATCCTTTCTCTAATATAAGGGTCTTGCCTGCTTTACTTTCATCTCCATATCTTTGCTTCCATTGATCTCTTAATCTTTCAAACTCTCTTTCAGAAAGGTTCTGTTCAGTTTGAAGAACACCATCTGGTTTTCCACCACTACTGAGCAGGGCTGTATCGTATCGTCTTATATTCTGATCTACTATATACGTTTCAAATACTGCAGAAAGAGGGCCAGTGCCATATAACTGGCTTAATGGACTACTGAACTTATAATGTATGATCTCATCGTAATCAAATGGAACCTTTCTTGCTCCAAATTCAAAGACATAGCCATATATAAGTGTTTCTTTAGATGTTACTACCTTCATATATTGTGGTGGTATAGGCCAGATCTGTGAAGGCGTACCCAGTTTGTCCTTTATTATATACCAATATGAATTACCGGTAAGTTCTAAGAACAGTTGAGTCATGTCCCATAAATCAAATCTGCTCTGCATTGGGTTTACTCGCTCTAATAAATCTAAGAAAGGATGCTCTAATACTTCTTCTACTTCTACTGCATCTGCTATTTTTTTTGTAAGTATGCTGTTTGATTGCAGACGTTTCATTGTATTAAAGTCTATAGATTTAGTCTTTACTATAAACTTCTGCTTTTTGCTCTTTTTTTTAGCATATAAACGTATAGGTACATTTGCTACAGAATTACTGTTTTTATTTGCACATATATATACCCAACTCTTATAAGCATTAACCATAGCTGTAAAATCAGAAGGTAAAGGAATAACATTCTGGAAAGTGTAGTAGGGCATGTAAACTCCTCTTACTCTAGGATCGTCTATTGTTTCTTCCTCTGCTTTTGCTTTATTAATTTCGTATCCAAATATCTTCATGGCTTTGTTTCCTTTTTAATTTCTGCTAAAGTAACAAACAGGTTTATTTTGGGATAAAGCTCCATTATGATCCTTATACCAGTCAAAGAGTCCATCTATAGCATGACCATCTTGATTCTGTTCTCTTTCTTGTTTTAATTTACTTGTTATTACAGAATCATTTCTAAATAACTTTCCTGCTAAATATCCAGTGCTCTCTCCCATTTGTTCTGCCCCTACAATACTCTTATATTTACTGTATTTCCCCAACTCAGACTATGTGAATAGATTGCATATCTTATAGAGTCCATACAGTGATCATTAAACTTGATGGGTTCTTCCAATACCCTCCCATTCCTGTCTACTCTATAACTATACCCTCTCAATTCTTTTATTACATTGTCAGAATCGTCCTTTACTCTCAGCTTACACCTCTTCACATAATCGATTCCGTCTTTAACGTTTTTGTCTGCACTTTTAACCCAGAACCCTGCATCAATAAGCTCTTGAATTCTTTGGGGTTCTGCACCATCTGCATAAATTGGGCATTGTAATATTTCGTCCTCTGTCAATATTTGATGCATACGTTTAATAAGTGCTGAATTTGTCAATCCTGTTTCATATAACCTCTGTTCTACTCCTACTTCATAACTATCTATATTGCATTTTATTAAAGATGTAGGATTATTGTATCCAAAGTCTAAACCAAACACTCCTTCTCCTTCTATCAGATAAGGGACTGAAATCCAGTTTTTAAATATCAGATGATCAAGTTTCCCCCACTCTCCTTTTGCAAATATTCTATAATAATTTGGGTCTTGAAACTGGAGGCTTTCTATTGTTCTTCTATAATCGTCTGTCAGAAATGGGTTATATAAATAAGTGCTGGGGATCTCTTTTACATCTTCTGTTTTTTTGTCTATTAGGTTTGTTTTTATCCAGTGGTACTCATCGATTGGATTGAAACTCATAAACAGTCTGTTTCTTTGCCAGCCATAAGTTATTGGAGCCCTTAAATTCATCAGTAAGTTCATATAATCGTTATATTCAAACTCGGTTGCTTCTTCTAGCCAGATCATATTCCAATCAGATGACTTTACTTTTTCTGGATCATCTAAACCTGCAAAATGTATAAGTCCTTTTACAGGGCTCCACATAAACTTATCTACTTTTTGTTCGAAGACCTTATTCCATAATCCATAAGAATCTATTATGCCTTTTACTAATGGCATTACTGATAATCTTAAACTTGGTTGTGTTTTTCTTGCTATAAGGATTTTTACATTAGGGATCGTAAAAAAATATTCTATCATTGACTGAGCAATTGAATGGCTTTTGGAACTACCACGTCCACCTCTATTTATGACTGTTTGTTCTGCAGTATTTCTATTGAGATCTAATACTACAGTACTTTTTATTGCTAATTTGTCAGAATCTTTTTTTGGTCTTCCAGATAAGTTTGATTTAGTAGGAATTTTTAATGATACTGTTCCTTTTGGTCTGCCTTTAGGTCTTTTAGGCGGTTTTATTTTTTCAGCTAATGTAGATGATGGCTTACCTATTTGTTGTAGCATTATAAATTTTCTGCCTTTTTGTTTTCTGTCTCTTCTACTGTTTTTTCCTCTAAAGTCTTTTTAGCTGCTGGATCAATAATGATTGCATCTTCTGGAACAATTTTAAAGCCAACTGGCAAAACCGTCTGATAAGAAAACTGTACTGGCTGCTCGTCTTCATTGATTGGAGGCCCATCTTCAATCCAGCCTCTATGACGACCTTTACACTTCAAATGGAATATTATAGCAGATCTGTCTCCTGCTAATATTAAGTCTCTTAATTGATTTTCGCTTAGATCTAAAAGGGCTTCTGAAGAATCTTTGATGAGGTCTTTAAGTTTTGGATTTGCTTTTATTATTTTTACTATACGGCCATAAGAACAATTCAGCTTAATAGCTGTTTTCATAATATAGCCATCACAATCTATAATGGTTTGGGCAACTGTTTCTGCAGATAAGTTTTTTAATTTTTCCTTTGTTATCTTTACTTTATATTCTTTAAGCTTCTCTTTTTTTATTCTTTCAAAAGTAGCAATTGTATCTTCAGTATTACTGTTCTTAAGCTTATCTCCACCAAACGTTCCTTGAATCACAGAAAGTGGAGGTTTCTTCTGATTTGATCCTTTTCCATTACGTCTGTTTAATGCCATAAATCTCTACTCCTTTTAAGCAACTGTATAATAGTATATAATCTTTTTAAAAGGAATAGAGATTTATTTTATCACATATTTATTTATATATATTTTGTATTTAATTACAGTATTTTTTTATGGCTTTTTGGTCAATTTTCATCCTCTTTTAGTTTATTTTTCCTACGTTTTCGATACATAAAATCAACAGTATTGCCAGAAGCATCTGATATAAATATGACCATTCCAGGTTTAATGTTTCTCCTCATTTCTGCTTTTACTGTTTTAATATCATTAAATTCTTTTTGGCAGTCTATCAAATTTTTCCCTTCTGGCAATATCTGCAATTTATATAACATTTCAATAATTATTCTCCTGCTGTTTAAAAATATATTACGATACTGTCACAGAACAAACACATCACTTGACCATTACAAAACTGGACTCTACCTAACCATAACTTTACCTCAATTTATCATACTATACCAAAACAAAAAGTTACCACACCTCACTGTAAAATACCACTACACTACTGTACATTACGGAACTTAATTTTACAATGCCATTACTTTGATTTAAATATTATATTGTTTCAGTTGCTATATAGCGGCCATAACCACCAGAACCTCTCCATTGACCAAGACCATAAAGTTTGCTATAATCAAGAGCTTTGCGAATGAGATCCATGTCAAAATCTTTGTTTTTAAGAAGTGTTACTTCAAAACTAAATTTTGTTCCTATTTTAACAATTTCTGATGTAGCTGGAACTGTTACTTGTGCCATTCTTCCTTCAATCTTAGTCCAGATTCTAATAATTCTTTCTACATTTCCTTGTGATATTTCGATAAGGTTTTCCTCTGATGTATAAAATCTTATTTCTCTTGGCGTTATAAATAACCATTTATCCAGATGCGATTTATAACTGCTGATTTTTGGAATTTGACCAGATTGCATTAAACTTTCAATATTTGATTTAATATTTCCTTTAATCATATAGTCATAGATAAATATACTTTTTTCATCACGATGAAATCCAGTACGACCTTTAGTACTTAATTCAGCAACATCTTCTGGAGTAGCTGTCATTTCTGCATCTTTATCTACTTCTATACCATTCTTTTCTGCTTTGTCTGCTTTCTTAAGAACAATAGTCTCAAATATAGACCTATCTTTTGGAATTGTTCCAAGCATCTCACTTGTAAATTCTGCATTCCAATTTGTTTTTATAAGATCCATATTTTCTCCTTTTTTTAAATTGTTCACATTTAATTGTTATAATATTCATGCCTTGTGTAACAGAAAGAATAATTTGATTTCTGAATTTATTTATTCTGCAGTTTATATTGATCACACTACTTAATAGATTACTATCATAATAATAGCAATCTATACAAGTATTATTGATTGTTTTCTGCTTTTTCATATTCTCTTATATAATTAACAACGGCTTCCGAGAATCCATCAATATGAACCCATTTACCATATCCAATACCATTTTGAGCAGAAGCTATATTTATGAAATAACCTTTTGCTCCATCAATAAGAGTTTGGACATTCTGATGACTCTGCTCATCAGTAATAACAATAATCCTGTCATAACCCTCTTCTGCAGCAAGCTGTAAAGCATCTTCAGTATTAGTTCCGCCTTTTTCTGCCTTAGAAAACAAAGTATCTCTTAAAGCAAAACCTTTTCGAGAAGGAATTAAATGAGGGCTATTGCTATAAATAATCACGCTGCATTCTTCACATACTTCCATGAGAAGAATTGCTAATGCAGAAGCAGCTTCAAATCTGTTAATCTCAGACTTACTTGAAATAGTACTTCCAAACATTGATCCAGACCCATCTACTACAAGCATAGTTTTCCCTTTTAATTTCTCTTCACCACTTATACATTTTATCATAATGGGCTCAATCATAGATTCCCATTGGGGGGCATACTTTGCAGCAGTAATGAATCTAAATGGAAGAATCTTGTCTGCTTTCATTTTTGCTAAACAAGCAAAGACAAGCTTTTTATCAACATTGTTCTCCTTAAAGTTTCTCAAATTTCTTAATAAAGCCATTCCCCCAAGCTTATTTTCTATTAACAGCCTTTCCCATTTTTCCTTTTTGGTCTTTCCATCCTGTTTAGACAATTCAACTTCCCAAGTATCAGGAACTACAAGATTGTCGTTCTTCAATCTTTCCCATAACTTCGCTTGAGCTTCATCACGAGGTTTAGGATGTACAAGTTTCAGAACATCCTTTAACTTTATTTTATCAGCTCTATTGTACTTAGCAAGTTGATATTCATTGAACTTACCAAATGCAGCAGAAAGACCTTTCTTGACCTGAGCAGACAATGGCTGTCTTTTTTCTTTCCAGTAAATAGCAAGGAATTCCGTTAGCTCATCCGGCCGTTGAATCACCTCAGCTAATATATCTTTGACATAGTTTCGATACCCAAACAACCTTGCCATTTCTCTTGCAATAAACAGAGGCACATGCCTAAGGTGTGATTTATTCCTCGCATCATTAGCAATCTGTGCAACCTTCTCAGGTTTCACCAAAGGTATAAATTTTGCTATCCTCTTGGATATCGCTTCTCCAGACTCATAAAATTCATCTTCCCATAGCATACAGGACATTACTGATCTTTTCAGTTGCTGTTCCGGGTTGATATGAACTGCTTTACCACCTTCATGAGTATAAATAGGTTGTTGTTTCACTTTAACATTTATTTTCGCCATATTTATTTCTCCTTCTTTGATTAAGATTAAATTGTTTTATGGTCGGAGTGAAAGGTTTTGAACCTTCGACCTTCTGGTCCCAAGCCAGACGCTCCGCCAACTGAGCTACACTCCGATCTAACAAAAAACCATCGAAGAATTAATCGAATAGGGTATCTCTTTTTTCAGGTTGAAGTAACCCTATCCTTCACTATCGATGGCTTATATTAAATCGAGGAATAGCAATTAAGGTATTTTTCCAAAAATGAAGTAACCCTAATAATTCACCATCGATTTTTATTTATAATTGCTAGGAATAAATCGGAAAAAGTCTTTTTACAATTGCTCTACCACTGAGCTACAGCGAGGTTATCGCTAGTAGGATTTGAACCTACGACCAATTGTTTACATGAAGTATCTCTTCCCTGCACCATAGCAATTTTGTTTCTTTTTAATAAATACCAAGGAATAAGCGGAAAAGGAAATTTTTGTGTCCTGCCATTAGACGATCCTTCCATTTTTGGAAGGAGTAGGATTCGAACCTACATAACATCATCGTAAGTGAAGTAACCCTTTCCTTCACCATTGGTATTTATTGTATTTCAATACTATTATAACATATTTTTACAAAAGTGCAAATTTTTTTATTATTTTTTTACATTTAATAAATTAATAAGTTTTTGTTGTATATTTTCATCACATGCCAATGAATGAATTCCATGTAAAATCAATATATTAAATATTTTTGATTCGATTTGTGCAGCGCTATAATTACTTCCAATAAATGCTGTTTTAATAACATCCGGAACTAAAGTTAAAAATTTATTAATTGTTTTTGAAATAGAAATTTCTACTAATATCTTATCTTGTTCAGCTTCACTTTTTTCCCATTCTTCTGGACCTAATACAATAATTGATATTATTGTTGTATAACCTACAATATCCAATTCCAAAGATTGATTTTTTACATCTTCTATCCTTAATCCCATAATAACTCCTATTTATGGTCTTGTTAATGCAAACATATCAGCTGTAGCAAAAGTCACTATCGCTAATGGCTTTGAAAAAATTGGCTGATATTCTTCGATCAATTCTAGATATTTTATACCTAATTTTGTCGCAAAATCATCTTTGTGTAATTCTTTATAAGCTTCAACTAATTTAATTGATCCATCTGGTCGTCTAAAATCATCAATGTCAATCATTTATTACTCCTTTACCAAGGTATTGTTAATCTATTAGAGGCTTTCCCTTCTCCAGCTTCATTCCAAGCATTCACCCACATTGAGTAAATCATTCCTTCTTGAAGATGCATTTCATCAAGATACATATAAGTTTCTTGAGTAGTCCTCCAAGCAAGGTCTACGCCATCATTGAAATATACCCTATAATATGTTGCTTGACCACACCGCTCAGTAACTTCGGGCTCTTCCCAAATCAATTCCTTTGGATGTTCAATAGATGTAGTCTTAGATGCCTCTTCCAAGCTCATACCATTAAGCGTTACATTATTGCTATCACATCCAATCAACAGAATACTCATATTTATGATTAACAATAACACTAAAATAAAATCCAACAAATAATTTTTCTTATCCATAGTTACTCTCCTATAGCTACTTTTTTAAGCCTATAAAATCATTATTTCTCCTTTTAAAAAGCTCCCCTGCTTGCAATCTATTAAAAAACATGATATGCCAGCCTTACCAAACCAACATATCACTTCTACATCCATGACATCTCAATCATCAATAGTTCCCAAGCATTCATGAATTCATTCATTAGGGAGCATTTTCATTAGTACCTCTCATTGTACAATACACCAGTTTGATTAAATACATCTAAAGCTGCCTTTGCTTTAGACACGGTTTTAAAATAATCTGTCTCCCGTGTATATGGACCACATTTACATACTGTTCCGATATAATATCCTGCAGGCGTTTGTAACACCTCATAAGGAGGCATTATTTTACACTTAGGGCATACTCTCGAAGCACCTGATCTTATTGTTTCACCAGTTAACATTTCTTAATTCCTTCCAGAATTCATTCAACCACATTTTTAACTTTTTCCAAAAAGAAAGATTTTCATAAAATTTCTTTTCATCAACCATCTTCTGCCTTTCTTCTTCAGTTACAACACCATACAAACCATCTAAATAAACTATTTTCTTACATAAAGAATTCTCACAAAAAGTATAGAGAAGTGGTGGAAAAAGAACATCTCTATTTAATTCCCCAACTAAAGATGATTGATTGCAATAAGGACACTTTGGCCTTGAGCTAGTAAAAGAACTAGCATTTGCTATCCCAGCATCACAGTATTTCATCTGAAAATTAGCAGAATACTTCGGAGGATTAAAATGATTAGCACTATAATAATCTGGCGTTATCAGGGTTATTTCATTAGGTGGTACTTCCTTAACTACCACATAGGGAGGACCAATTGGTAGATGGAGATTATTTCTATACTGATTCAATAAACCATATAACAAAGCTTCAGTTATTCTCCCACCTTCCCAATCTATCTCAAACACTTGTTTGCTCATCCTTCTTCTCCTCTTTATTCTCAAGTAAAGACAGTATTTTCATAAATATACAACTATCACCATAACAAATAGCATGAGTTAACAGACATTCATAATAAGCTGATATAGAATAATTAAGTCTTATAAAACTACAGTTTGGTGCTTTACTCATATTTTTCCTCCTAAACCTTTAAAAGAAATGTCCTATTAATAATCCAATAGCAAAAATCCAGCACATAAAGGTTATAAACATTGGAGCTATATATCCTCCACCAAAATAGCCACCATCTATATCCTTAAAAGAATAATATACAATTGGTAATAGAAATAAAATTATAGGAAAATACCACCAATGAATTGTTATTGTCATTATACACTCCTATCACTTCATAGTTGTCTTATTAATCCAATCAACAAACCTATCATATACTAGGTGAACATCTTCAATTTGCTCACCACGGTAATAAAAATACCCATTCTCAAGCCGAATAACTTCAACGTCATCCGTATAAAAAACAATTTTATCTTTTGGGGGTATTATAAATTGTTTCCTCATTTCTATATCTAATAACTCATCTACAGAAGTTCCACACCCTACACAATGGCAATCATCAGACATAGCTAAGTCACCATCTCTAGCAACACAAGGAGTCATATCCGAGTGTTCTCTTGGACATTCAAGTTCAAACGATTTCAACCCAGTCCTTTTTAAAACTAATTCTTTTAATTGATCACCAATCATAATATTCACCACCTTATAAAAATCTCATCTTGCATAGCTACCGTTTCAGTTCTATTCACCTGCTTAATTTCATTCAATTCAACCAACCGATAAACACAAGTTGCAATTTGCCACGCATTAGATGATTCAAGAATAGCCAATACATTTATCATTTTAAAAGCACCAGCTTTCTTAAGAAGATCCCCAATATGATCCCTTATCTTTAAAAAATTCCTCTGTCCTTCATCAGTAAATACATACGATCTCTCATCTTGATAATTATACATAAATTAATTTCCTCCTTATACCGTAGCAGTCCCATATAACACTATGATCTACTTCAAGAACCTACTATCCATTTTCTTTTAATTTCTTCTCCAACATAAAATTTAACATATCCCTAAACATAGACACTTGATCCTCAGTTGTAAATTTTATTTCTCCAACAATGCCTTTCATTAAAGACATATTATTCTTTTTAAGTGCTTCAATACAACTGTCTTCAGCCCAATCAACGATGACAATGCTCATCTCCTCAGCATCATACATAAAAGTACTTTCTTTTGTTAATGTAATATTTATCATAAACTCGTCCAAATTTCATCAAACATTTCATCCCTATCTTTTGTATTTTCAAAAACAGCTATTGCTCTATCTCCGGACTCATAATATATTTCCAATCTTTCGGTTCCCATTTTAGATACAAATTCTATCCCACTAACATTCAAAATCATTTTTTCATTCTTTATATATTTCATACCACCACCTCAATTTATCAAACTAGAACCTTCTACAAACCTCCCTACCAAATTTTCTGGCTCATCAGAATCTTCAAGCTCCATTATATCTATCAATCTCTGTCCAGACATATTAACTTCCATATTAATAGGAAGTGGGAAAAAGATGTCTTTTTTAAGAATGTCCTCAATGGAACAAATTGTTCCAACCCCATTTATAAATAAATTAATCAATGTTATAGCAAGGTTTTCACTTAATTTGATGACTGATCCTTCAAGTAAAATTGTTATATCAGCCATAAGTTTTTCTTTAATAACTTCTGTATTTGCATCACTTTTTATTTTTAGCATCAGGTACAACCTCTTCCTCTGGCCTCTGAAAAATAACTGGTTTGGTAAAAGAAGTAAATTTTATGGACCAATTGTCAGAATCTTCAATATCTGGATATACACTTCGAATATAAGTCCAAAGTTCAAATGAAGCTTCATAACAAGCTCCACCATTAACTTCTTTAGCTCTGCTAATAGCATCACACATTTGACAAATTCTTTTCGCAACTTTTTGATCAATTACTGTTATGGTCTTTAATTCATTTGATTTCTTTTTTTGTACGCCATTTATAATGGAAAACATTTTACTCACCTTATAGGAAATACATTGCTCAATTGAATTTCTTTAGCCTCTTCTAAATATCCATCCAAATCAACCATATCCGTTCTGTCTATCTCCCTCAATATTGCTATAGCTTTCATTGGATGAAGATTTGTAACCTTAATACTAGCTCCATGCCATATTTGAATGTCCTTCTGGGATATTCTCATAGACATATTATCTGGTAAAATTATTGTTATCAATTTTTCCTCCTGATGTTATGGGTAATACATTCCAGTATCATCTATATGTGCTAAACAATTGTTACATATTTTAATGTTAACTCCTTTATCTAATCCACATTTTTCACAAGCATTGTCGCCAACAACTTTTCTTTTTTGTTTTGGTTTTGATTTTAAATTCAAACGACGAAAAAGTCCCTCCACTGCAGACCTTGAAACTTGTAAACTATTTGCTATTTCATTAATTGTTAAGCCTTTGTTTATAAAATCTTTTAACATACTTTTAAGACCAGAAGCTTTCCTATTACAAACAATCTCATCCCAATCAATAGTCATATAATCTCCAGAAATAGTAAAATCAATTCAAAATGAAATTTAAAAATGGCAGCTCTATCTTTTATAACCAGAGCTAATTTTATAATTTGGTTTCTTCTGATCTTTAAAATTCGTTCCTGGAACAGTTTCATAAACAATATCACCTTCAACTTTAAACCTTGATTTAGTGTCATCTTTAAAAGTTGTTCCAGGTATAGTGTGATAAATAGTATTACCTTCAATACTGTAACCAGATTTGAATTGATCTTCAAAAGTAGAATTTGGAATAGTTGGCTTAATAATTATTTCACCAACTTTATAATTAGATTTGCTGGTATCCTTAAAATTTGTGCCAGGAATGGTATAATAAGCAACACCATTTTCAATTATAAACATTGGTTTATACTGGTCCTTGAAAGATGTATTTGGAACAGTAGATATAATAACAAGATCTTCTGCATTTGCGATACTAACAAAAAACATTAAAATCATAAAATATTTCATATACAATTATCTCCTTTTTGTTTTTATTATATCACAAATACCATCAAAATACAAATTTAATTTATATTTTGCTTTCCTTTTAGTTTATGTTGCTGGCAGACAGGAATCGAACCTGTGAGTTAATCCCCAACCAAAGGACTCGGCATAATTAATTAAGCTACGCCACTGCCAGCATATTATAAATTACTTGGACGACAGCAAGGAATTTATATACCTTTATCATAATTCAACTAACATCTTTAATAGGTGCGTCGCTCGTTCCAAAAGTTAGGTTGATAAGTTAATAAATTGCTCCATTCAACTTCCAAATCTTTAATTAATAGTCCGTTTTTCGACTATAACATTTTCTTTCCCCATGCTAAAACTTTTTATTAAGCTAGCTTGTTTCTCAATAACTATATTTGCTAGTTTTAAAGCTTCATCTTGTTTGGCAATAAGTCTATCTAATAATTTAATCTGTCTGTCTTGGGCCTCAATAATTTTTTTTAAAGATGAAATTACAGATTGAGTAATTACACCAATTCTTTTTAAATTAGCTATTATACTATTTTCAAAAATCCCCATAAATTAACCTCACCAAATATCCGAAATAGCTCCCATCTCAATTTTCAGAGCTTTTTCTCTATTAAATTTCACAACTTCAAATGGAGATAATATTTTAGTCATAACTCCATCTATACATCGATGTGTAGTATTTGATACACAATTTTGGGTTTCAATAAATCTCATCCCACATTTATTGCAACAGAAATATATTACATCATTCATGGTTTCCTCTGTCAACTGTATAAACAGAATACCAATCTCCAGGCATTCCAAGGAATGCTTTCATGAAACTATCGTCTGTTATTAAATAGCCACCGAAAGATTCAGGAGATTGTCTATTAAACCATATTGTAACTGCTTTTTTATCATCTGCTGCCCAAGGAATAAATTCTACCTGTATTATCCCACGAGCACCTTTTTTAATAACAGTTCCAGTTGTTCCCCTGCTCCACTTACCGTCATAGCAGACTCTAACTTTCTCTCCCGCTAAAGGATCAAATTTTATTTCTTTTTTTCTCGTTTTAATTTCTCCTCAAGCTCTTTGACCATATTAATAAAATTATCTCCATCAATAATAGTGAACCCAAGACATTCTATTCTTTCTGCTATTGGTTTACATATCTTCAATATATCCCTTAAATTTATATCCATATATCGTGCCATATATTCAGCTTCTTCTGTTTGACAATTCATTGCCTTATATAACTCTCTTCCTGTTTCCATTGTGCCTCCTAAATTAATCTTGTATAGATAAGGTCAGTATCATCCATCTTGTGGTATCGCCATATTTTATTATTCATTAAGCAAGTAAGATGGACAGGTTTTGCTTCTTCTATACCACCATCACTCGTTCCATCAACACCTATCAGGACAGACAAACCATCCGTATTTGTATTACAAATAGGGCATTTTACCTGTTCGGGAAAATGTTCAAAATAATGGGTTTGCTCAAGGGCATCTATCAATTGTTTTTTAATTCCCGTCTTCATTGTGCCTCCTGTGATAACTCAGGATTTTCATATATATTGCCAATAACCTCAGCATCCTTTGCATATTCGGGATTCAACATATCCCATGTAAAACCTGTTTCATTGGGTGGATTTAATCTGTGTGTTTCAATTCCGAATCCTGCATATTCCCAATGTCCCCCATATACTATCCATCCGATACCATAAGGTTCAATACCTCCTATATACCAATTTACAATATCACCCTCAAATATCTCCTTACCGTTTTTATCCTTTAGGCCGGTGTATTGCATAAATATATATCGACATTCTGGATCACCTGTACACATAAAGATAGGAAAAGGTGGCGTCATTGTTTTATTTTCTTTATTCCATCCTCTAAATTTTATCTCTCTCATTGTAAGCACCCTCTTTCGCCATTAGCACACCTAAAACCTTCTATTTGCGATAATGAATTTTCTCCACGAACATTAGCAACTTTTAAAACTTGATCCTCATCATGCTCAAGAAGAAGCTTAAGAGCAATTACATTATCAGATTCTGGAAAAGAATATTTGTCCTTCAAATGAACACACAAATCTACAACCTTATCCTTTTCTATCTTTTTTACATATCCAAATTTCTGAACAATGTAATCGAACTTATTGCCATGAACCAAAAGCCTGCCAGTTTCTTCATAGACTTTCATTTCTTCTTCTCCAATAAGATCCAGCAGTAATTCCTTTGCTTTGTTCTCGGCTTCTTCTTTTTTCGCAGCAAGCTCCTTAGCTCTATCTACCTGCTTTTGCTGTACATTATTATATGCCTCTAAATCTCTCTTCAAATTCTTTTTCAGACCCTTGTGGGTCTGATACATATAACATTATCCAATCAAACAGAGCTACCTTGCTAGTAAAAATTAGTGTTCTGCAACCTATTTGCACCTCATATACTTTTTCACAATTGTGAAAAAGTATTGCTCCATTAGCTACTACTGTAAATGGTCTCATATTTAACCTCCTCAATTAATCCCACCAATATTGTAATCTTCTTCCTATAATATCTCCTAACATTTTATTCCAAGATATCATTCTAGCTGCATGAATATATATATTTACTCCAGTATCATCATCTGCTTTTAGTCTTTTAATTAATTCTGCACAAATTAATGTATCCCTCGCATCTCTTTTAGAAGAATAAGACCACTCCGCTTTTGCAAATATCTTAGACATCCTTCTAAATTTATACTCAAGAATATTAGCAAGATATTCCCAATCCCAATCTTCATCATTCCAGATAACAGGAGTCCATCTGATTATATTCTTGATTCCACAATATAGATTTATTGGAAATCTTTTAATTCTATAAAGATAATATCTATAATTTTCCACTGCTTTCCCTTTCAAATCTTAATACCTTTATACTTTTATACTTTTCTCATTTTCTTTCTTAGTATTATATTCCCAATATCTTACCATTCAATCATCAAATGGTCCTCCACCACTTAAAATCCAATCACCAAAAAGCCAAGGTAATACACATAATGTAAACCAAGGAAAAAATGCTACCATGTTACCAATCATAGTTATACAACCGAACACCCCAACAATAGAGAATACCAATGGGAGATCA